CGGCTTGAAGCTGTAGCAGAAGCGCCGCGCCTCATCTCGGGAAACCGTGAGGATTATTCCATCCGGCGTAAGCTCCGCTTTACTGATCTGCATTTTTCTCAGCCTCTACGCATTTATCGCAAAGCACCTTGCCGAATTTCTTTTTCGTGCCCTCGCTCCACTTTCGAAGGGAAATGGGCTTGCCGTCAGCGCCGAAATAGATAGTCAGCGGATGATTGCACTTTTCGCAGCGGCAAACTAAATCCTCTTTCGGCTTTGCAGGCTGCTCGACAGGCGGCTTGCGGTCAGTGGGCTTGCGGTAATATTCATCGTTGCTTGGGTCTGCGTCGGGGTCGTCGCCGGTGCTGATCTTGTACATCTTCATCAGCGCATATTTATCGGCGTAGGTCATGGCCTTGCCGCTGCCTTTGTCCTGCGCGTCGATGCCTTCCGCAAAAGTGGTTGTTTCAATGTATTCGTCCGGGTTATCAATATTTACGAAGCGGTAAACCGTCTCAATGCGTTCAAAAAACGTCGTCTTTTTGCCGGGAATGCCGTTGTAGTTGGTTTCGCTTTCAAGCTGTTCGCTTTCAAGGACGGTGCGCGACGCGGGGTAACTGTAAACGCCGTATTTAGCTTCAAGCGGCTTTACATTATCTATAATGTCGCGTTCGGACACTGCCTTGTAGCCCTTGCCCTTGCCGGTATCAACATGCAGGTTTTTACCGACGGTGTTCAGATCGGCGGTTATCGCAGCCATGCGCTGGTAGATGTTCAGCGCCGTATCTCTTTTGATTTCTTCCATACCGCACCTACTTTACCGACATGTTCATGCGCTCGACCAGCTTACAGCCGGGTATCTCCTGACCGGCTTTGAGCGCCGCTGTAATGGCTTTTTTGTCCGGCGCGGTCGTTACCTTTGTCGTGATGTATTCCTCCGGGCACAGGCTCTCATCGACCTCGGCAGCCGTGCTCTTGCGCCACGACACCGCGACCTTCGCGGTCTGGAACTTCTCACCGCCCAGCGCGTCGGAAGCGTCGGCCTTGAGCCTGTCCGCACGTTTCTCAAGCGCGGCCTGCCGTGCCTTGAGCACCTTGTTTTCCTCCGCAATCGCTGCCGCGTCGCTTACGCAGTTTTTGTAAAGCAGCAGCGTGTTTTCAATGATCTCCTCGCGGCTTATACTAAGCTCCGCATACCTTGCCGCGAACGCTTCGGGGTCTGTAAGCTCCCCCGTCTCAGGGTCTACAAACTCGTCGTAGAGATTGTAGATCGCGTTATCTACCCAATAAAGGCTCATTTGCCGTTCTCCTTTTTGTTATTTAAATGTGTATCTCTCGCGCCTCTTAGCGCACTCGGCCTCCGCAGTATCGGCAAACCAAACAAGCGCCGATACAATGCCGCCTATCGTAAAGACGATGCCCATGACGGCCACGCAGAACCAAAACAGTATCATTACCCTTTCCCCTTTCAGCACTTACCCACAAGTGCCCTCAGCTCGTCTATCGGGATATCCAGCGCCCTTGACAGCGCCTTGACCTCTCCGATCTTCCACGCGTCCGACGTTCCGCCCATCATTGAGCGGTAACGCCCTACGCTTATGCCCATTCTGGCGGCAAGCTTGACCTCACTCAGCTGCAACGCGCCTTTTCTACCGAGCACGAGCTCCTTAAGCGGGTCTCTGTCGATTTTGCCAAATCGCGTTCTCGGCATTTTATTTGCCCCCTTCGTTTCTTCGTGCCATGATCGCATCAAACGCCGCGTTAAGCTTCGCCTCGGCGTTCCTGGGCTTGCGCTGGCCGTTGAGTATCATGGAAATATAGCTTTTGTGCACGCCCAACTCATTGGCGATATCTACCTTTGTTACCTTTGCGTTGTGCATGCGGCCTATAAGGTCTCCCGTCCACATTTCCGGCATTTTATCAGCTCCTTTCTGTTGCAATTGCTTACATTTCGTGATACCCTCCTATAAAAAGGGGGTAAGCTCATGCTTAATGACATCCAGTACAAAATCCTTGCTCACTTACAGCCCGTAACATCTGCCAGCCCTAAAGAGCTGTTTGACGCTTTTCCCGCCAAGCAATGCCTCTCAGTTGATGCAGAACTGCACGAACTGTGTGACGAGCTGTCTTTCATCAGCTTTTCGGGCTCGAGCTACCGCATTACTAAAGCCGGAAAGCACGCTTTAAGCGACCACGCTACCATGCTCCGTAGGGAAAAAGCTGCGAGAGTACATGATTACCACATTGCTTCCTACGGCATTGTCGGTGGTTTGCTCTCGGGTTTTGGCGGTTCGTTGATTATCCTTTGGTTACAAGGATTACTGTAACAACCGATGCGAGAATTGCTGCGATTTGCGTTAACAGGAACACCAGTATCCTGAACGCTCTGCGGTTCTTCACTTGTTCTCCCCCCTTTCAAATATTTTTTACAAATGTACAGTTTATTCGCGGCATTCTCATCTTAAAGGAGTTGATTTCATGCGTAGATGTAAAATAGTGATTGCTCTTGTCCTTGCCGCATGTATCGGCATTACCGTTGCATATATAGCCTCGATGACCTCGCTTCTCCCGGGTGTTGAGTTCCGTTATGTTACCAACGGTCGAACCGGTGAACCTGTAGGCCTACTCGGCTCCTTGATCGCTTACGGTTTCGTTTGGTTCATATTCAACGGTCTGCTTTCGGTGTACTTTTGCATTGCAATATCGATAGCCGGTGCCATACTTAAACGATGCGGGTACAAGCAGGAAGTTGAAAAGTTACTGGATGACGACTTAATCTTTAACAGACTCGGAATTTCTACTATAGCTTCGACCATCGTCACCGGCTTTTTTCTTCTGCTTCATATGTTCAGCATCATAAGTATCGCTTGGCTGTGGCATTAGCCTTTCAGCAGCTCATCCACGGTGCAACCCAGCACTCCCGCCACAGCTTTTATGGTCTTGCTCATAGGCTCGCACTTGCCGTCTCTCCACTTACCTATTGAGCCGTTGCTGATGCCGGCTGCTCGCTCAAGCGCCGCTATTGAATACTTCTGTTCTTTTGCCTTGCGGTAAAGTATCTCTGTGTTCATTTTTTCACCTCCTCATAATGTCAAGCATTATTTGCTTGACATTTCGATTTCATTTACATTGTATTAGAATGAAATCGAAGCACTAATTTAACTAAGTTTCTTGACAGAGCTTAGAAACCATGCTAATATGAACTTGACCTTATTACTTCATATTTTTCAAGTCCGCTATATTAGAGGACTTAGTTTCTTGTGCCCTATGTGCATTATTATAACTAAGTTTTCTAAGTTAGTCAATAGAAATCTTAGAAATTTTAGTTTGGCATATTGCACAAACTTCGGTGTATAAAATGAACACAATAGATAAAATCAATTACTATTTAGCCAAGCAAGGGAAAAACGGTGCCGGATTGTGTGCTTATTTAGGCGTATCAAACGGTGTATACAGCCAATGGAACACCGGCAGGACTTCACCGCGAAAAAGTAAACTACCCTTAATCGCCGAGTATTTGGGCGTAACGGTTGAAGATTTACTCCCTGATGAAAGCATAAAAAAAGAGCCCTCCATCCCGACGGATGAAGAGCTCGATAAAAACGATGCTATGTGGTCAGCTTATGACGGCGTGCTTGAAAGCACAAACGGACTGTCATTGCATGACACTAATATTATTTTAAAAATGCTTAAAGACGGTGGGCAGGGCATGACCTATAATGAGCTGCTTGCTTTTGCCTCTGCGCTTAGCAAACTTCCTCCTGAGCGTCGCCAGCACCTTCTTCACTCCGCTGATATGCTTCGGCAAGACAAGTCAGAGCCCTGATCAGGCTGCCGGTGCCGTGCTCCGCAAGATCCATGAGCTTTTCCTTTTCCCACTCGCTGAACATGGGAAAGTTATGATCCAGCTCATAGCGGTACATTGCCAATTCGTCAGCGCTCAGCATCTTTGCACCTCTTTTCCGCAGCTTCATAGCCTTCCAAAAAGCCTTTCCAATGTATTAATTGCTTTTCCTCCATTACGCATATGTAGGCCGTCAGTTTGGTTTCAATTGCTCTGCGCTCCGGGTCTCCGGCTAAATCCTTGAACCGGGTTTTAACGTGCTCAAGTAAGCCTGCTTGCTTTTTTGTCGCATCCGCAGTGAGGCGGTTGAAAGCTTCTTTTTCTTCCGCAAATGCCGGGAAGTACCCAAGCATCTCGCACAGTACCCTCATTTGTTCATCAGTTAACATTTTTATTCCTCTCTCTCATGTATTTGTTTAGGGAGTTGATTTTATGAAAAAACGTCTTATTTGTTTGCTGCTTGCTTTGTGCATGGTGTTTTCGCTTTGCGCTTGTGCCAAGGACAGCGCCGAAACTGTGCCCGGCGACAATAGAACTGTGTATGTCAGTCAAAGCGGCGGCAAAATACATCGTTACAATGATTGCAGCGGCATGAAATACTATGATGTCATGACCTACAGTGAAGCTATAGACAAAGGCTTTACCGTTTGCGAAAAGTGCTTTGGCTGATTTACTTTGTGCAAACTGTGCAGTTTCCGTCTCCAATTTCAGACAAACTGCTAAAAATGTAAATATTTATATCTTTTTTGGCGCAATAGTGCTATTATATGTATAAGCAGTTAAGATATGCTTATTCGTATATCTTAATAGGATATATTTGAATTGTTATTTATCTTATTTAGATAATAACGCATTTGCATATAAAATGCAAGACTTATTATGGAGAATGTCATGTCGCTTGCGTTAAGTTTTATTCTCTTTGCAATACTTGGAGCTGTTTATGGTGCTATTCTATATGGACTGCAACCGCCAATTATCGGCGATCTTCCGAGGGGAAACGACGATATCGATGCTTCATACATAACAATATCGTCAGAATACATGCGTATGAGCGAACGTACTTGTTCGTCCGGCATAGCCCCGTCTGTTCTTATACTCTACCCCTTATCTGTTTTTGCTTTAAATTGTGCTCAAAGCAAAATACCACTTACGATAGCTCTGCTGCTGATTTATGCAATTTTTGCGTTTCTCATTCACCGGCTCGTTATGAAGAAATATTTCCCCCGGTTTGAAGTTGGTCATAACAACAGAGATGAATTAGAATTTTGGCGTATCTCTAAACTTCTTTTAGCTTCTATAAAACGCATCCTGCTCTCAGCTGTTGCTTATATCGTATATTTTATATTGCTTTGGGTGTGTTATGCCGTTGTGCTATGGTTATGACCCCGGCAGTCTGTGACCATCGTCAAACAGCCTCAGAAGCTCCTGTATGCGCTCGTCGCTTGCCTCGGTTATTATTATAATGGTTTTGCTTCTCGCAAGCCACTTAGCCCTTAGGGGTTCGGGCGTAGTTTTTTTCGTGTTGTTTCTCATTGCTGCACCTCTTTAATTTAATCAGTCCTGCCGCCGCGCCAACAGGGCAGGACATTTTTTCACACAGCGTTTGTAAAATATTGCTTGCTGTACTTATAGCGTAGCGCCTGTCTTGGCAAATGTCTATACAGAGATAACCGAAACCTAAAAGAAACAACCGAAATCGATTTCGGGAATTATCCGAAATTTTCGTGTTTTCGCCGAATTCATCGTGTATTTCAATAATTTCTCGTGTATTTCAAAAAATTTTAATAGGGGAGATGCAATGTGTCAAAAATGGAGGACATGCAATCTTACTTTGACGAGTACCCTGAGGCACTGCGAAAAGCGAGAGCTTCAAGCAGTCTTACGCTGGCAGAGCTGGCAAGGATAAGCGGCGTTCCTTATAACAGCATTTGCTCCGTAAACGCCGGAACAACAAAGCAGCCGCTTTTGTTTTACTCCGCCGCAACCTGTAAGGCACTCGGTCTGTCGCTCGATGAGCTGATGGGCTTGCGCGTGCCGGAAGTGCTGACAGGCGAACAACAGCAGCAAATTTACGAGCTTGAGCATGAAAACGGCATATTAAAAAGCACCGTCGAGCATTATAAGGCTCTCGGTGCTGTGTATAAGCCGCTGATATTTGGCCTGATCGGCGTTTGCGCTCTGCTGCTGTGTGCAACGATAGGTTATATCTTTTTAGACATTCGCATGACGCGAGTCGGTTTGTTTCAGTCTGCCGGAATGTCTGCGCTTGCCGTCCTGCTGGCTGTCGTGGTTATCGCGGCAATCGCGCTAATGGCATACGCAGCTAAGATGATTATCAAAAACGTAAAAAGCCCACGGGATTAACCGTGGGCGTTATTCGCTTTAAATTTTATTATGGCGAATATCCAAAGGGGGAAAGCGAATAATGAAGTGCCGAAATTGCAAAGCCGAATTGCCCGATGAGCTGCATTTTACGTTCTGCGGCTATTGCGGTGAGCGCCTTGCCCGCGAGCGCAAGAAGAAAGATGAGATAAAAATACCCACGCCGCGCAAGCGTGGGCAGAGATGGTATGTTGACCTACGCCGCGAGGGCGTGACCGTCATTGAAGACACCGAAGCCGAAGCCAAAGCCAAGGCGATTGCTATAAGAGCAGGGTTTGTTAAGACCCAAAAGAAAACGGATTTGACACTTGCCGAGGCAATAGATAACTACATTGAAAATCGTCGGAACGTTCTGTCTCCGTCAACTCTTGCCGGTTATGGCTCTGTGAAGAAAAACCGCTTTAAGGCCGTAATGGCAAAGCCGCTGTCCGATATAAAGGACTGGCAAGCGGTGATTAACGCAGAAGCGCTCGTGTGCGCCCCTAAGACGCTTAAGAACGCATGGGGGCTTGTGTCACCGGCCATTAAATCCGCCGGTGTGGAGTTGCCCAGACTTACCCTGCCGCAAATTGTGCCTAAAGACCCCGTTTTTCTTACCCCGGAGCAGATACATGTCTTTATCGCAGCCGTCAAGGGAACGCCTGTCGAGATAGCCGCACTACTCGGCTTGCATTCGCTCAGGCGCTCAGAGATCGCCGCGCTTGATTGGTCAAATGTTGATTTGGATAAGCGCACTATAAAAGTGTCGGGTGCAGTAGTCCCAGGAGAAAATTGGACACTTGTTGAGAAGCCGTCCAACAAGAACGCCACATCGACACGAACAATACCTATTATGATACCGGAGCTTTATGACGCTTTGACGGCTGTTAAAAATAAGCACGGCAAGATCGTAACATGCTACATTTCCACAGTATATGATTGGGTCAATGATATTTGCGCTGCTAACGGCTTGCCGAAGCTTGGCGTTCACGGCTTGCGCCATTCGTTTGCTTCGTTGGCATACCATGTTCGCATGAGCGAACAGGCCGCAATGCAAATAGGCGGCTGGTCAGACTATGCGACGATGCGTAAAATTTACACGCATTTGTCTGCACAGGACATAGGCCACGCAGAAAATGCAATGCGCGATTTTTACGACAATTTACCCAAGCAAGATTGATAGTTTACGTCAAAATTTACGACAACACCGCAAAAGTACAGCATTATCAATGCTTTTTTGCTCCACCGCAAAGGTTCGAATCCCTTACGGCGTGCCAAAAGCAGCAGCTTTCATCATTGATGAAGGCTGCTGTTTCTTTTTTATCTTTGAGTTATTCGCTTTAACCATGTCAGTTATTCGCTTTAAAATTTTTTAAAGCGAATAACTGCGCTTTGTCGCAAAAACCGCAGGCCGGATATCCGGTCTGCGGTTTCATTTCAGTATCAGGCTGTCGAAAAACTATACTGCAAAAGAAAGATAATAGAGCAGCAGGGGAGCTCGAGGGGGCAAAGGCCCCACTCGAAATTGGATTAATAGCCAT